CATCAATAACATTCAATTCATCATCTATATTTGATATTTTCTCAATTTCTGTCTTAAAGACATACGAGATAGATTCTTTTCTCTTCAACCAAGATCTGTAAGTATCTTCATACTTAGAATCAGTAACCAAATCTCCTATCCAAATATTTGGACCGTGTTCTACAAAGTTAGCTACTACAAAGTCTCTGGCATGATCCTTCTTAGATAACTTATGAAAAGAGTATCTATCTCGTCTAGTCTCAAACGATTGCTTTGAGGCATTCGTCTTACCATTATACTTAAAGAAATCATAATTACTACCAAGAATAAAATGCCGCTTCAAAGCCAGATACATTACGTATGCGGCATATGCATCCATTAGATATCCAATCGAGCAGTCTTTGGCAAAAAGTTTAAATTCTCTGCTTCAATTTGAATCTTGCTCTTAATATTATCATTGCTTTTAATAAGAGATGCAATACTTTCGATCTCAATATTATTCTTCTCACAATGCATAATAATAGCTTCCATATATTCTATATCATGTTTCCAGACTAAATTTTCTATGATTTCATAAAATTCTTTAGCCTTACTTGTCATCACCATATTATCATCCTCTATAAAATCTATGATTACCAATAACCATTGTTAATTTAGATGCCTTAGCCCATGCAGGTTTAACTGTGTTGTTATGGAAATATAATGCACCTTGTGTAATATCGTCTTCACCCTCAAGCACAGATCGGGCAACATCCGCTGCAACTTCTAAATCTTCTTTATTTTTGAGGGGGTTTTTACCTTCACACTTGTACGAAAATTGACAAGTTGAATTGTGTTTTTCATTTATGACTTTACAAACTGTTGTTGGGAATTTAGAATTCTTTGTTCTATTCACAATGACATGGGCAACAGCTTTTTGTCCTTTTAATGATTCGTTTTTACTTTCGAAGTATATAGCTTCTGTTAAGCAGTGCAATTCTTTAGTATTAATTAGAGGAATAGATTCTTGTGGAATATTGAGTTGCGGTAATGGTGCAGATAAAAATTCGTTAGATTGTTGTTCCTCTAATATTTGTCCTATTGCATCTATAGGTATAGTTTGTTCTGGTATATTGGCATTAGCTTGTAATTGCATTGGTACTGTTAGTATAAACATAGTGCTCATAAATATTACTATTTCAGAGTGGTAATTAATTTTGAAACCCATATGGCTTCTCCTTTATAGGGAGGAAGTCAATTTATTTCTTAATTAAGATTGAAACAAATTGTAGACTAGAATCAAGCGTGGTATTATTGATAGTAAAAGATTCGTTTGCCTTAACTTCTACTACATCACTTGCTGTAACTTGCACGGTTGATCCATTTACCTCCATTGATCCTGAACCGCTTAGGACAATAATAACAGTATCCTGAGCGACCTTACTCTCAATGTTACCCTGAATACTCCTCAGGGGCAGAACGACAATTTTATTTATAAGAAGCTGATTTAGATAATCGTCGCATTGGATTTGATAGGCACCGTTATTAAGTACAACAGGTCCATCAAAATTAGTTAGGCTTGTCTTTTTCATAATATCTCCAATGTTAAAAATTGGGCCCGTTCTGTTGCTAGGTGGAACCCATACCCCGGAATACTTACGCCGCTAGGCGGGTATCCATGCTTTCGTTGTCGTTAGCATTTATAAGTTTGAACTGATTAGCGGTCGTTTCTTACCGTGTTCTCCTCTTCCCATCCAATGTGAATCGATACTGATCGCCCCCATCATGAATACTTGGCTTGAACTTGTATCTGATATATCCAAGTATTCATGGTGGAGGCGCCGGGAATCGCACCCGGGTCTTCACAATTTCAAGTCCGTATCATCGAACAATATATTTATAATATACTATATCCAATTAATGTAAACCGTTCTTTCACAAAATTTGTTATAAATAATTCGATATTCAAGGAGATCAACTTGGCCGTTACACCACAAACTAAAACCTCTGAAATCTATTCAGATTTTCAAACAAATCTAACGGTCCATCCTATTAAGAAGGATCTAACTCGTCTTACAAATGAAGATGCAGTTAAGAGATCTATAAAAAATATACTCTTAACTAATCATTATGAAAGACCATTTAGACCTAGATTTGGTGCTAATCTAAGAAAATACTTATTTGAGAATATTGATTCGATTGTTATCAAGCACATTGAAAATGATATTTTAACAGCAATAGAAAACTATGAACCAAGAGCAAATGTAATAAAGATTACCGTTACTAGTAATCCAGATAACAATGCAATTAATGCAAGTATCATTTTTTCCACGATAAATAGTTTACAGACTGTAACGTTAAACACAATAATCGCACTAGATAGAGTTAGATAAATGGCTTCCAATTCTGCATTAGTAGTATCTGATTTAGACTTCGATAGCATTCGAAGTAATCTTTCTAGCTATCTGCAATCGCAAGTCCAATTTAAGGATTACGATTTTGAAGGATCTAACATTGGTGTATTACTAGATATTCTTTCATATAATACACATATTAATAATTTCTATACAAACATGGCCATATCTGAATCTTTCTTGGATAGTGCGCAAGTTAGAGATTCCGTAGTATCTAGAGCAAAAGAATTAAATTATACTCCTAGATCATATCGTTCAGCTGTAGCGTACATTGATATTCAGATTTCTCCAACAACAGCACCAGCAACAATTACTATCCCTAAAGGTACAGCATTTAATTCCAGAATAGACAATAATGTATACACATTTACTACAGATCAACCATATATTGTAACAGCCGCAGATAACTATGCTACTTCTAATGTTGCAATATATGAAGGAACATACGTTACTGAAAGCTTTGCTGTAAATTCTGCAATTGAAAATCAAAGATTTATTTTAAATACCACGAATATAGATACATCAAGTATGTATATCACTGTTCAAAATTCTTCTACAGACACAACAAATAGTGAATTTATTCAAGCCACTTCTTTATTAGGATATGATTCTAATTCAAAGATCTTCTTTGTTCAAGCAGCAGATAAGCTAAGATATGAAATAGTATTTGGTGATGGTAACGTTGGAGTAGCTCCAGTAAATGGAAATGTTATCAATGTATCTTATAGAATCAGTAGGGGTGCGGCACCAAACGGATCTACAACATTTTCTCCATCATCTACTATATCTGGATATGCAACATCATTAATTACTATTACAACTAATCAGGCTGCTTATGGTGGATCAGAACAAGAATCCATATCTTCTATTAAATTCAATGCACCAAGACATTACCAAACGCAAGAACGCGCTGTAACCGTAAATGATTACAAGACAATTCTATTTCTCAAATATCCGGATATCAGAGCCATCAATGTATATGGTGGAGAACAATTAGATCCTCCCCAATATGGTAAGGTATATCTATCAATCGACTTCAAAGAATTTGATGGAATTCCACAATTGGTTGGAGATGAAATAACAGCATTTATTAAAACAAAGGCACCATTATCAATTATTCCAGTTGTAGTAAGTGCTGATTATACGTATATTGATGCAGTAATTTCTGTTAATTATAATTTAAATTCTACTACTAAAAATGCTGGCGAAATTGAAGCAGTAATACAAAATGCTGTTTCTGCATTCAATACAGCATACTTAGATAATTTTTCTGTTACATTTAGATATTCAAAATTGCTTGCTACTATAGATGAAGCAGATTCCTCAATAACATCAATAAATGTTAATACTAGAATTATTAAGAAGATTTCTCCAGTCCTTAATACTGCTACAGTCTATATTATAGATTATCAAAATCCAATTACAGAGAAAACTTTAATTTCTACGTATTTTACATATAATAATAATACATGCTATCTTATTGATAATGGAGCAGGCGAAATTGCAATAGCAACAAAAATAAATGATGTTGAACAGATTATTGTTCACAATATTGGATTTATTAATTATATCACTGGAAAGATTTCTATTAATTTTCCTGCTATTCAAGCATATACTGGAACTGCTATAAACATATATGTAGAATCTGCTAAAAGTGATTTTTCATCAGTTAAAAATACCATCTTATCAATTCTTCCTGAAGATGTATCAGTAACAGCTATTCCGATTAGACAATAATGAAAGAAATAGAACAAAATATTTCTCCACTAATAGAATCGCAATTCTCATCCTTCTACCAATTAGAAGGACAAAATTTTGTATCATTTGTTAAGGCATATTATGAATGGCTAGATCAAGGCGGTTCTGAATCTAGAAATATTCTTAAGTATAGAAGTATTGATGATACTGTAGATGCATTTCTAGATCATTTTAAGAATGAGTTTTTAAACAGTTTACCAGAAGATACTGCTTCGAATAAGCAATTTCTTGTTAAGCATATTCAAGATTTATACAAATCAAAAGGTTCATCTGAATCATATAAATTATTTTTTGATTTGGTCTTTGGTGAAAATATCGAAGTATATAATCCAGGCAAAGATGTTTTAAGAGCATCTGATGGTATCTATATAATCCCTAATTATATTGAATGCGCTAAATCTGATAGATCCTTTTCATTCATTGGTAAGAAGATTACTGGAGCAACTTCTGGAGCAACTGCATTTGTTGAGAACGTAGTTAGAAGAAAGATTGCTGAAAGATTTTTAGATATCATCTATATCAGTGACGTTATGGGGAATTTTGAAACTGGAGAATATATCGCTGATGATAATAATCTTCATAATTCTCCACATATTGTTGGTTCATTAAATGCCATAAATGTAACTTCTGGTGGTGCAAATAATAAGATCGGTGATGTCTTTAGCATTACTGGTCCTGGTGGAAAATCTGGTACAGCAGTCGTAAGAAAAACTATAGATGGTACTGGTAAAGTATCATTTACTCTTATAGATGGCGGATACGGCTTTGAAGCAAATTCACAAGTTATTGTTTCAAATGCTGTTATTGCAATAACTTCTAATACTGGTTCATTTAAATCGTTTATGTCTTTAGTTCAACCATTAAAGACGTTTCAGTATGATACACTGACTGGTGCAAATTCATTTTCTGTTCTTGATTCTATTAATGCTTATAATGGAGCCAATAATCAAATTGCTAATGGATATATTGTATCTTCTATGCCCTCTAATACATCAGCAGGCACTGTTGTAATATCAGATGTTGCTGGAAATTGGTCAACTGTTTCTAAGATTAGAAATGCTGCAAATCTTTCTATATCTGCTTCTTATATTGATATAACAGATTCTTCTACAGTTGCAAAAATTACAGATGCAAATACTACTGATATTGGAGTCTATGATATTCAAGGCACATTATATAATGGTGCATATGTTAAAGCTTTTATAGGTGAGCCACTTGGATTAGCTACATCTAATACAGCAACAAATATTATTACTGGAAACAATACGCTTTGGGAAGCAAATACTGGCGATACAGTATATTTTAGAGCTAACAATACACCTATTGGAACAGTATATTCTGTACTATCTAATACATCTATTCAATTGGTTTCTAATTCATTATATAATTTTAATAACTCTACTATATGGAGAACCGTTGAAACCGCTAGAGCAAATACTGGAACGGTATATAATGCTGGAACAGGAGCAACATTTAATATAGGTGCACTAGGAGATACACAGACTATTACTG